CTGAAAACTTTAACGATATGCAGATGGCAGAATTGCAAATCTTTAAGTTTCAGACCGTTGAGCAAGTTGCTACCGCTACCGATAACCAATTGCAAAGAATTGGCATGGGTGCGGTGGGCTTGCGAGAGCAGGCTAGGCGTTATTTACAAGTTAAAAACCAATCTTCAAGTCAAACTGAAATTGAAAAAACAAAGCAAGAGCTTGCTGAAATAAAAGAGCAAATGGCGGCTTTGATGGCTCAGTTATCAGAAAAGAAGGTTGGGAGGCCAAAAAAAGAGGACTAAATGTCATCAACGATGCTACAGCTAGTAACCCAAGTCACTAACGAGCTTGGGGTATCAACGCCAACTACTGTGGCATCAAATACCAACCAAGATGTAATTCAAATCTTGGCGTTAATGAACGCTGCCGGTTATGAGTTTTTGCGAAAGCATGACTGGCGGCAATTAACAAAACAATACACATTCACCACGGTCTATACCCAAACAACGGGGAACGTGACGCTAGACACTTACACCATCACCGGCATCCCATCGACTGCTGGGCTTGATTCAACGTATCAAGTGGTGGGTAACGGCATTTCAAACGCTTGTTATATCGAGTCGGTTGATTCAGCCACGCAAGTAACCGTGAATTTACCCTCTACAGGGACGTATACAGGGGCTACGATCACTTTTGAAAAAGTGAAGTACGCATTACCCTCAGATTACGAATCAACCGTTCCTAGAACCCATTGGGACAAATCAAAACATTGGGAAATGCTTGGCCCTGAAAGCGCACAACAATGGGAATGGTTGTTATCTGGATTTATCTCGACTGGCCCACGGATTCGCTATCGACTGCTTGGCAAATACTTTCAGATTTGGCCTGGCGTTTCGACTAACGAGTTGTTAGGTTACGAATATCGATCAAATGGTTGGGCATTATCTGATACAGGCGTTGTAAAAACATCGTTTACTGCCGATACCGATACTTGTATTTACCCAGATCGCCTGATGGTTTTGGCTACTAAGCTCAAATATTTTGAGGCTAAAGGCTTTGATACCACAGCAATGTACCGAAACTATATTGAGGAATTTGAGATTGTTCGGGCGCAAGATACGTCAGCGGCTAATTTGTCGTTTGCACCACGTCCAGGCACAGTCTTAATTGGTTACGACAATATTCCTGATACTGGCTACGGGACAAATTAATGGTTTCGCCTAATCGACTTGTACAAGGTACAGCGGCTAGGGTTCAGTCGTTGCCAGCGCCTATCGGAGGCTGGAACGTTCGGGATTCCATTGCAAACATGGATACGCTTGATGCCGTTCAATTAACGAATTTGTTTCCCACGGTTAACAACGTGGTGTTGCGTGGAGGATACACAAAGTATTCCACCGGCATCACAGGTCAAGTTCAGACTTTGATGGGTTATTCAAGTGGTGCAACAGATAAGTTATTTGCAATTGCAAACACGTCCATTTATGACTGCACAACTGGCGGTGCTGTTGGCGCAGCTGTAAAGACGGGTTTAAGCAACGCAAAATGGGAATATACCAACGTCACAACGCCTGCCGGTGGTTATTTGTATGCGGTCAATGGAATTGATGCACCGTTACTGTATAACGGTTCAACGTGGACAAATCCGACTATTACGGGCGTGACCGCATCAACTTTAAGCAATATTACCATTTTTAAAAACCAAGTTTGGTTTACGCAAGCATCAACATTAAAAGCGTGGTACTTGCCTACCTTATCCATTCAAGGTGCGGCAAACGCAATTGACATGAGTTCGGTTGCTCAATTAGGTGGATATTTAGTTGCAGCGGGAACTTGGACAATAGATGCTGGCTATGGAGTAGACGATAACCTAGTGTTCATAACTTCCAATGGCGAGGTTATTGTTTATTCTGGTACTGACCCATCAGATATTACAAAATTTGCTCTAGTGGGCGTTTGGCGCATTGGTAAGCCTGTTGGCAAACGATGCCTGATGAAGTATGGCGGGGATATGATTATCCTCACTTATAACGGTCTTTATCCACTTGCAGCTAGTTTGCAGTCATCTAGGCTTGACCCACGCATTGCTTTATCGGACAAAATTCAAGGTGCGTTCTCTGCTGCTACGCAACAATATGGCGAGAATTTTGGTTGGGACATTAGTTTTGATCCAAAACACAATGCTTTAACGGTCAACGTGCCAGTCCAAGAAGGCCAACAACAGCAATATGTGATGAATAACATCACTAAAGCCTGGTGCAACTTTACAGGCCAATACGCTAACTGTTGGACAATTTTTGACAATGAGCCATATTGGGGTGGAAATGGATTTGTTGCCCACGCTTGGGATGACAATTACGCCAATGACACAAGCGATATAAATGGCTATGCGTTGCAAGCATTTAACTACTTTGATGCCCGTGGGGTTAAAAAGTATTTCACTAGAGCAAGACCGTCAATCTTTACTAACGGCGTACCATCAATTTTCATTGGTTTAAACATGGATTTTGATTTAGCAGATACAACTGCGGCGCTAAGTTTTAGCCCTCAAGTTGCTGCTAAATGGGACGTTGCGTTGTGGGATGTTGGCTATTGGGCTACAGATACAGTCATCACAAACAATTGGCAAGGCGTTACTGGCATTGGCTATTGCGCTGCAACACAATTTAAAACCGCAAGTCAAGGAACGACAATTCTATGGGCATCGACGGACATTGTGTACCAACAAGGTTGGGCTGGCATATAGTCCAGGGCGATGCAATTGGTCATTGGGTTGCAGAACAAGTTGCGGGTAAGTATTTTGTAGAAGGGTCGCAGGCAATAGGGTTAGAGCGTGACGGGCAGATTATTGCAGGCGTGATTTACGAAAATTGGAATGGGGCTTCAATTGTGTGTCACATAGCAATTGAAGGACGTATGACAAAAGGGTATTTAAAAGCGATATTTAGCTACCCTTTTGAGGTTTGTAAGGTAAAAAAGATTATTGTGCCGGTGAGCAGTACCCATGTAAAAAGCCTAAAATTAGTTACCAAGATGGGCTTTATTGAAGAAGCAAGGGTTAAAAATGCAGCACCGGATGGCGATATTATATTTTTGACATTGGCACGAGAAAATTGCCGGTTTCTAGGGGTAAATAATGGGTAAGTCAGCATCAGCACCACCAACACCTGATTATGTCGGCGCAGCCAAGCAACAGGGTCAAGATAACCTTGCAGCGGCTAAACAGTCGAACATTATGTCAAACCCAAATATGTACACTCCATTTGGGAATCAAACTGTTTCTTACTCAAACCCAACATTTGACCAAAGTGGGTATGATGCGGCGTTGGCTAAATACAACGCTGGCAATGTAGACCGTAACCGATTTATGCGGCAAGGTAATCCAGAGGGCGATACAACAACAGGTGCAACATATTTTGACCAAGCGGGTTTTGATGCTGCTAATGCTGCAAGAGGAGCTGCGCCAACTCGTGAAGCATTTACAACTGGTGGGGGACAACCAACAGTTACGCAAACTTTAACTCCACAAGCGCAACAAACCCTTGACGCTCAAATGCGAGTGCAAACTGCTTTAGCTAATCTCGGTCAAACAGGCGCATACAATGCACAAAATGTTTTAAATACGCCATTTAATCCAACATTGCCTACTATTCAATCGACTGTTCCAGGCTACAACCCTGTTGGCGTTTCAGATGTACAGACAGGTTTAAAAGCCGATATTTATGGTTTGGCTCGTGCAAACACTAATGCAAACACTTACGGGTTAGCAACTGGTGACGTTGACGCAAATACTTACGGATTAGCTAGAGGCGAAGTGCCGTTGCAATACGGTTTAGACACTAGCAATTTGACTCAAATGCCTACAAACGCAGGCGTAAGCGCACAACAAGCTATTTTGTCTAGGCTTGATCCTACGATTCAAGCTGGCGATGTTTCATTTAAACAAGCATTGGCAAATCAAGGGTTAGCGCCAGGCACAGCTGCCTACGATGCTGCTTTTAGAAACCGTGAGATGAGCAAAAATGACTTGTATAACCAAGCTGCTTTGCAAGGCATTAACCTTGATATGTCGGCTCGTCAACAAGGGTTAAATGAGCTAAACACGCTTGGCACGTTTGGCAATCAAGCCCAATTAGCAGGCGCAGGATTGTATAACCAAGCGGTCAGTCAAAACTTTGGTCAAGGTGTCACGGCTAATCAACTTCAAAACCAAGCTATTGCACAAAACTTTGGACAAGGTGTTACTGCTGATCAGTTGTATAACTCGGCTGTTGGTCAAAACTTTAATCAAGCCTTGGCAGCGCAACAAGCTAATAATGCAGCGCAACAACAGCAATATGGTCAAAACTTAGGTGCAGCACAGTTTGGCAACCAAGCCGTACAACAATCGTTAGCGCAACAATCAGCATTGCGGGCGCAACCATTAAACGAGATTCTTGGATTGATGGGCGGCTCACAAATTCAATTGCCACAATTCCAAGGTTATCAAGGCGCACAAGTTGCACCAGCGCCAACCTTTGCGGGTACGCAAGCAGCAGGCCAAGCAGCATTGCAAAATTACGGTATCCAACAATCAGGCGCTAATGCGGGTATTCAAGGTATTGCGTCTTTGGGCGGCATGGCGGCAATGTATTTCTAATGCTTGGATTAGCGTTCTCAGGTGGGAAAGATTCTTTAGCGTGTTGGTACTTGTACCGTGAAAAGAATCCAGTTGTTTTTTGGGCTAATACTGGTAAGTCATACCCTGACACGATGGAGATCATCCAACAGGTCAAAGCAGAGGCGGTTGAGTTTATTGAAGTTAAATCAGATCAAGAACAGCAGATTAAGTTTTATGGCTATCCAAGTGATGTTGTTCCGATTGACCATAGCCTTGAAGGTATGCAGTTTGCAGGCGATAAGCCAGTACGAGTACAGAGTTATTTAAACTGTTGTTGGGCAAACGTAGGACAACCTCTGACAGAGGCAATTGCAAAACGTGGCATTACGCATTTGATTCGTGGGCAACGGCTTGATGAAAGTCACAAATCCACGGCTCGGCACGGGTCGGTAGTTAATGGTGTGACGTACATCCAACCGATAGAAACATGGACTAAAGAGCAAGTTTTGGCGTTTTTACGGACTCAATGCCAGTTACCAGAACATTATGCAATCGACCATTCAAGCCTTGATTGTTACGATTGCACGGCGTATTTGACACACTCAGCGGATCGAGTGGCATGGATGAAAGAAAAACACCCAAATTTGCATGAAAAATATAAAATAAACATGGCGGCACTAAAGTCTGCCTTGTTGCCTACTTTAGAGTTACTAAGGAATTGCGATGCTTAATCAATACGTCAACATGACTCCACAGCAAAAAATGGCTCAGATGCTGCAACAGCAACAGCAAACTACTCCATTGCAAGGTCAAGACATGGGGCAAATGCCGCAAGCTCAGAATCCTATGGCTGGCGCACAGAACGCCATGAGTATGTACGGGCAAATGCAAAAACAGAATCAAATGCAAGATATGCAAGATTACATGGCTCGACTTAAATTAGGTCAAGCGCAGACTGGCGGTATGTTTGATTCGGCTAACGCTCAAGCGCCAATGCAGACTGCAAACAATTACACGGGGTAAGTCATGGATTTAGACTACAACACTCGACTAGCGGCAATTCAGCGTAACGAAAAGTTAGCGCAGATTATGCAACAGCAAGCGTTTCAGCCAATTGATATTCAAAGCTATCAAGGTATTCAAGCGCCTATTTCACCATTATCTGGTCTTGCAAAAGTTTTGCAAGCCTACATGGGCGCACGAGGTACGGGCGATGAAGAACGCATTAAATTAGCTCAAGAAGCTAAAACAGAAGCGCAACAAATGTTGTCGAGCCTTAACCCAACTGCCTCGCCTGGTCGTGCCGCAGTTATGGGACGGCCTGAAGTGCCTGCACAGGCAGCAACATCATTTAAGCCAATGGGCGCTGACTATGAGGACAATCCGAATCTGCAAACAGCACCGTCCGGCAACGTAGAAACGCCTGCTGTGCCGTATCAGCCCGCTATAGCACCGCAAGCTGCTATTGCGCCAACAAGCGGTGCGCCATTAGACCCAGAGCAAAAACGGCAACGACTTGTTCAAATGATGATGAGTCAAAATCCGTATATTGCGCCAGTTGCTAAATTGGAATACGAGCAATTAAGCAAACAAGAAACTGGGCCATTGGCTGAATACCGTCTTGCGGTGCAGCAAGGTTACAAAGGCACAATTGATCAATACAAGACGCAGCAAGCACAAGCAGGGCGTTCTATTACAAACGTCAGTATGCCTACGTCTATGGCTCCAATGTACGTTCGTAACCGTGTTACGGGCAAAATGGAATATGTGCAGCCTAATAACCGTGGCACGTTTGATTTGTCTAACTACGAGCCTGCGCCTACTGAAACAAGTTTTGCTCAGAAATTAAAAGACGCAGGAATTACTCCTGATAATCCACGCTTTAAAGAACTTGCTGAAGCATTAATTAATAAAGAATTGCTTGTTACATCTCAGCCTGGACAAATTAATACAACTGGTACTACGCCAATACCTGGTTTTGTGCCAAAAGTTAGTGAAGGCGGTTCATTAAATCCATCAAATATTGATGCGAAAGGCAATTTAATTGTTACGGCTACGCCTGGCGCAGCAAAGACTGCCGCTGATTATGCGGGAACAGTTGCAGGCGCTGAAGCAGGCGGCAAAGTAGCAGGAACTTCACAAGCTCAAGCAACAATTGATTTACCAAAAGTTGTAGATAACGCACAAACAGCAATTCAAAACGTGCAAGAATTGTTAACGCATCCTGGTTTTAAATCATCTGTTGGTATGGGGATACCTGGTGCAAAATATATACCTGGTACACCACAAGCAGATTTTCGTTCTAGACTGGATCAAGTTCAAGGTGGCGCATTTCTTACCGCTATTGATACATTGCGTGGAACAGGTGCAATTACTGAAGTTGAAGGCACAAAAGCTACAGCAGCTAAAAATCGTATGTCTACGGCAACATCTGAAGCTGAATTTAATAAAGCAGCTAAAGACTATTTGGATATTATTGAGCAAGGCGTTAAGCAAACATACGGCAAAGCCGGTAAAACTTATGCGCCATTGCAACGAGGGTCTGCGCCTAAAACTATCAATTACGGGGATTTACCTAAATAATGGACGTTACGCTACCTGATGGTACGGTCATTAAAGACGTACCCGACAATATTACAAAGACAGAGCTAAACGCAAAATTAAAAGCCAATGGTTTGGATATGGCAAAGTATGAGCCGACCATTGGGCAAGAAATTCTTGCATCACCAGCGGGTCGGTTTATAAGCGGCGCAGGCGAGTTTATTGACGCAGGCGCTCAATTATTGCCAAGAGCATTGTCTACCGTATCATCATTGGGTGGGCTTAATCCCAATCCAGTTAGCAATTGGCTTGACAGACAAGCCGCAGGCGTTGACGAAGGTATCGCAAAAAGAAAAGCAGAAATGGATGCCGCTAAGTTAGCGACAAACTTTCAAGGTGCAGATATTTCAAGATTTGCTGGCAATGCAATGAGTTTGCCAAATTTAGCGTTGATGAAACATCTTGCGCCAATGGCTAAAACCATTCCTGCATTGATGGAGGCTGGCGGTTACATGGGGTTGACGGGTGGCGCTTTAACTCCCGTTACCGAAAATACTGATAATTTTGCCGGTCAAAAAGCCATTCAAACAGGCGCTGGTGGTGTTTTTGGTGCGGCATTAGCACCAGTCGGTCAAGTGCTTGGTCGTGGTTATGAGCTTGCTAAAGCATTGGCTCAACCATTTACAGAATCTGGCAAAAAAGCAATTATTGGTTCAAATTTGCGTGGTCAAATTAGACCAAGCGACATTGGTGATGTTGTAAACCGGCTAGATCAAGCGCAAGGATTAGTGCCAGGCTCTCAACCCACAGTTGGCGAAATTTCAGAAAGCGGTGGATTAGAAGCATTACAACGTCAAGCCGCATCAAAATATCCTCAAGTGTTTGCACCTAGAGAGGCTGCAAATGTGCAAGCCAGACGTGAGGCAATTGGTGAAATTGCGGGTGATGTAGGTAAAAAAGAACTGTTTGAAACAGCAAGAGCAGACGCTGCTGATTTGCTTTATAAACAAGCATACAAACAAACGTTGAATGTAAATCGTGATCCAGTTACCGGCAAAATGTTGCCCAAAGCAGATCGTGATGCGGCAAACGCTGAAATTGCAGATTTGTTAGATACGCCTGCTATTCAACAAGCAATGAAAGATGCTGTTATTTTGGCAAAAAATGAACGTATTAATATTAAAGACCCAAAAGGTTCAATCCAAGGTCTTGATTACACAAAACGTGCATTAGATAAGCAAATTGCAACTGCCGAAGGTGACAACGAAAAGCGCATTTTGATGGGTGTTAAAGAAAGGCTTATGTCTTTCTTGCAACGTCAAAGCCCAAAGTATGCAGAGGCCGTTGCAACTTATGCAGAAGGTAGCAAACCTTTAAATCAAATGGCTGTTGGCGAATACTTAAAAAATAAGTTAGTGCCTGCCGTTGGTGAAGAAGGCAACTTACTTAGAGAAAACATTGGTTCATTTACTGAGGCATTGAGAAACCCAAATACGCCAAAATTAGCGACTGGATTTGGCGGTAATGATTTAGAACAATTATTTGCAAGTAGCCCTGAACAATTGCAAACGTTGAAAAACATTGCAACTGAATTAGCACGAAAAAGTAACGCACAAGATTATGGTCGGGGCGTGGGATCAAATACGTTTCAAAACCTTGCAATGGCAAATATTGCACAAAAAACAGGTTTGCCTTTTGGTTTAGTCAATATGCCTTATCTTGGCGCACCGGCTAGAAAAATTTATGAAAACGCAACTGAAACGATGCAACAACAGTTAGCCCAGGCTTTACTTGATCCAAAAGCAACGGCACAGTTAATTGCTCAAGCAGCACCATCTGAGCGAGGTCGATTAATGGCAGCTGCTTTACGAGGTCAATTAACTCCTGCAATGTTTGGTGCGCCAACAACCGAATTAATGAACCAATAAGAGGTAATCAATGAGCTATAACGGCAGCGGTACATTTGTAATCAACTCAACTGGTCAGCCAGTTGTCACAGGCACAGTCATTTCATCAACAGCGTTTAATGCGCTGACTGCTGATTTAGCTCCTGGCCTATCGACTGCTTTGACCAAAGACGGTCAAACGACACCGACAGCCAATCTTCCGATGGGAACTTTTAAGTTCACAGGGCTAAGTGCGGGATCGGCAGCAACTGATTCTGCAAATATTGCACAAGTGCAAAACTCGTTTGGATCGTTTTTGACGGTATCGGGAACAGACACGATTACAGCAACTGTTAGCCCAGCGTTGACCGCATACGGATCTGGTCAAATGTTTGCGTTTGTTGCAGCTAATACGAACACAGGTGCGGTAACAATTAACATCAGTTCGTTAGGCGCAAAAGCTATTACTAAAACTGGTAACACCGCATTAGTAGCCGGTGATTTAACTGCAAATTACCTGTTTGTTATTGTCTACGACGGTACGCAATTTCAAGTTGTTGGCGTATCTGCAACGACATTTACAAACTTGACGATTAGCGGTGTTTTAACGCTTTCAGGCGCAGGCGTTCAGTTAACTAGTTCAGGGACTGGCGCATGGAAAATGCCTGTTGGTACAACAGCGCAACGTCCAACAGGTGCATCTGGCTTAATTCGTCAAAACTCTACAACGGGTAATCCTGAGTGGTATGACGTTACAAGTTCGCAATGGTTACAATTTACGCAAGCTGCTGGGTATTCGGTTGATTACCTTGCTGTGGCGGGTGGGGCATCTGGTGCTGCTACTGGCGCATCAAGTGCGGGTTCATCGGGCGGTGGCGGTGCTGGTGGTTTACTGACTAGCACAACAACATTAAGTTCAGGCATTGCTTACACAATTACAGTAGGCGCAGGTGGTGCTGCAATTTCATCAAGCGCAGACGTTAAAGGAAATTCGGGTTCAAATTCTAGTATTGCTTCGCTTGCAATTGCGATTGGTGGTGGTGCGGGTGGTGCTGGCGGTTCATTTTCACCATCGTCTGGTGGTTCTGGCGGTGGGGCGGGAACAACTTTAACTGGGGGCGCTGGCACTACTGGTCAAGGTTACTCTGGTGGCAACGGCGCAACAAATGGTTCGGGTGGCGGTGGAGGTGCTAGTGCGTCCGGTACAAGCGCCTCTGGCAATACTGGTGGTGCTGGCGGTGCAGGGGCATCAAATAGTATTAGCGGCTCTGCGGTCACTTATGCTGGGGGCGGCGGCGCAGGTGCAAGTGCTACAGCTTCTGCGGGTGCAGGTGGATCAGGCGGCGGCGGTGCTGGAGGTGCAAACCTTGGAAATGGAACAAACGGAACGGCTAACACAGGTGGTGGTGGTGGCGCTTCTGGTTCAGGCGCTGGCACTACAGTAACGTCAGGTTCTGGCGGCTCAGGCATTGTTATTATTAGATACCTCGGCAGTCAGCGTGGCACAGGCGGTACGGTGACATCATCGGGCGGCTATACAATCCACACCTTTACATCGTCTAGTACATATACCGCATAAGGATCATCATGGGACATTTTGCAAAAGTAGTAGATGGTAAAGTAACGCAAGTTATTGTTGCAGAGCCTGAGTTTTTTGACACATTTGTGGATTCAAGCCCTGGCACATGGTTGCAGACTTCATACAACACGCTTGGTAACAAACATTTAAAAGGCGGCACACCTTTGCGTGGCAATTATGCAGGCATTGGTTACACCTACGACCCCGTAGCAGACGTTTTCTACTCACCTCAGCCTTACGCATCATGGGTAATCAGCCCACTAACTTTTTTGTGGGAAGCGCCAGTTGCAATGCCAAAAACTGGTGGCCCGTATGATTGGGACGAGGCTACACAATCATGGGTAGAAGTTGTTTAACTTTATTGCCATACTGTTTCTTTCGCCATTGATACTGCTTTGCAGCGTGTGGCTTATCCCGTGGGCAATCTTTGCAATGTTTAAGGGTAAATAATGGATTGGCAAAATCTCATCAATATAGGTGCTGGCGCCGGTTTGGGCGTTGTGGGTTGGTTCGCTCGCCAGTTGTGGGATTCTGTCAAAGAATTAAAGTCTGACATTGCAGACTTAAAACTTCATGTGAGCGATGCCTACGTTAAAAAGTCAGAAATGGAAACGCTTAAATCAGAGATGGATAAGCGGTTTGATCGTGTTGAAATGTTGCTTGACCGTTTGTTCGATAAACTTGAATCGAAGGTAGACAAATGATTGATTACTTAAAAACAGAGTGGCAAGCTTTTACAGCGTGGTTGTGGCGCATGGTGGCTAAGTTCTAATGGATCGGTGGAAGAATCGACGCAGAATGGCATGGTTGTCTATGCTTGCTGCATTGGTTTTTCCCCTGCTTATCCTTGTGTCTGAGTCCCCTACTCTTGGCACTATAGCCATGCCGTTCTATATCTTTGTCAGCGCCGTTGTAGGCTCGTATATGGGCTTTGCAACGATAGATGACAACAACTTTAGAGGGCATTGATGTTCCCAATATTTCCTAGTGCTTTGTGGATGAAAATTGGTGCAATTCTTGCGCTTTGTGCGCTAATGTACTTTTTGGGGTGGAACAATGAACACAAGAAATTCGTTGCTTTTCAGGCTGAGATTGCTGCATTGGGTAAAGCACAGGAAACCATTAACGCTGCAAAGGTGAAAGAGCATGAAACTATATCGGCTTCAATCTCAAATCAATATGAAGCTCGTCTGTCTGCTGTTCATAATTATTACGCTGACAGGGTGCAGCCAAATCCCAGTAGCGGTAACTTGCCCACCGTTCCCAAGCCCACCAGTTGCCCTAATGCAACCCCCACCAACACAGAATTTATTAGACAATGCGCTGAAACGACCTTAATGTTGACCGAATTGCAAAACTGGGTGCGAAGTATCAAATGACTGTTGCTGACCGTATAACCATAATTTGTTGCGTGTCCCTCGCTGTTGTATTGCTGTCAACGGTGGTTGTGGTCTTAATTGGATTGTTCGACCCGTTGGTTGATAACGCTGAAATTTTTAAATTGATTAACCCAGCCTTTAATATGATTGTTGGGGCCTTCGTAGGCACTATAACCGGTATAAACATAGGAAAAGACGATGCAAAGTGATTGGCAAAAATCGTTTGAGTTAATGCTCAAGTCAGAAGGTGGTTACGTTAACAATCCCGCTGACCCAGGTGGTATGACTAACCTTGGCGTAACCAAGGCAACGTGGGAAAACTGGGTTGGTCGTGCGTCTGACGAGGCAGAAATGCGTGGACTTACGCCTGAAAAGGTTGAGCCGCTATACAAAAAGAAGTATTGGGACGCTGTGCGTGGTGACGAGCTGCCCGCGGGGATTTCATACCTTTGCTTTGATTTCGCCGTGAACGCTGGTGCGGGTCGTTCGATAAAGACCCTCCAGACCGCTGTGGGTGTTACTCCAGACGGTGGGTTTGGGCCGATGACAATGGCAGCTGTGCAGGCTGTTGACCCTGTTGATCTAATTGAGCGATTTAGCCAAGCCAAAGAGGACTTCTATCGGTCTTTGACTACCTTTGCAACGTTTGGCAAAGGATGGCTAAATCGGGTCGCTGACGTTAAGGTAAAGGCTACTTCGATGTTGGCTTAAATTGCCTATCGCAGTACACACAAAGCCCGTCACGCAACGTTGTACAAACTTGACCGCAGCCATCACAGACAAACTCTTTTGGGTAATTTGTTGGGCGTGACCAACGAACCCAAAGAGCTGTAGCAACCAATGCGGCAGCAGAGCAATAAAATATAAACATCCAGTCCCAGATCGTCATCACCAGCCTCCCACACCCATGA